TGATCCAACGACTGTAGGTACGACAATTGTAGGAGGAAAGAAATGAGCTCGACGCCAACTCGTGATCCCAATTGGCCACCAGATCCGTATGAACTGCGTCCGATCCCGGATGAGCAACATCCCGCCGGCCAGGACGTGAACCGGCATAACCCGGTGACGCCGGGCCCGGCGCCGCCGGCTGATGCTACGGACCCTGAACCGCCCTGGAACCCGGGCGACGGCAAGCCGCCATGGGCAGGCGGCGGGCCGGGTGGCGGCAAACCGCCGGCCGAAGAAGAACCAACTGTGATGCCGGCTGCGAAGGAAAAGGAAAAGGAAAAGGAACAGCCGCCAGCTGACAAAAAGAAGAAATGAACAAGATCCTCACCACGAGATCGCAACTGCGCGCCACGCGAGAGAGCGGGCGGCGGGTGATATTTGAGCCCTTGAGCGGATCGATATTCGTCCCGCCGCCGCAAGTAATATCCATTGCGCCGACGTCCGGTTCCGGAAGCGGTGGGACGACTGTTACGATCAACGGGTTCAATTTCACTGGCGCGACGGCGGTGTATTTCGGTTCTAGTTTGGCGACGAGCTTCACGGTCGTTTCGTCGACGCAGATCACCGCGATATCGCCTGCAATGCTGAGTGGTGGCGTTGTTGATATCACGGTAACGACGCCATATGGCACTTCGGTGATCAATTCCGGCGATCAATATACCTATATTGCCGTGCCTGTTGTGACATCGATCTCGCCGACGAGTGGTTCGACAGTTGGCGGGACGGTGGTGACAGTCACGGGAACTAATTTCACGGGTGCGACTGCCGTGAAATTCGGTACCTTGGCGGCGACGAGTTTCACGGTCAATTCGCCGACACAGATCACTGCAACATCGCCGGCAGCGGGAAGCAGTGTCGTGGATGTGACCGTGACAACTGCAGGAGGAACATCGGCGACATCCGGAGCGGATCAATTCAGCTATATTGTCGCCACGACTTGGAATTCTGCTGATCTGTCCGGCGTCACATTGTCGAATGGCAATTTGACTATGACGGGCAATGCCGCGGCAAATGACGGTGTTCGGAGTACGACATTCCGCACAAGCGGGAAGTACTATGCGGAGTTTACAGGGAATGCAGTTTTTGCCAGTGGGAGTGATGGCGTTGGCGTTGCATTGGGGTCGGCTTCGCTAACAACCCTTGCCAGTAATGCTACTGGCGCTGCACTGGTTTATGCGTCAGTTGGCAATATTTGGTTCAATGGCAGTTATACAGGTGTCACAATAAGTAATTTTACAACTTCTGTTGTGAGTGTAGCTCTTGATCTTGGAAATAAGCGGATATGGTTCAGAGTTGCTGGCGGTAATTGGAATGGAAACGCAACTTATGACCCGGCAACCAACGTGGGCGGAATTGACATATCCTCGATCTTCCCTGGGGCTGGTGCATACCTAGCTGGATGCGTTAACCGAGTGGGAGATGCGACAACGATAAATCCAGGCTCATCAGGTTTTGCCTATGCGATCCCTTCAGGGTTTGTAGCATGGGGATGAATATCAATGTTTTTTCTGCTGGTGGAGAGAGGCACTGATATGGTGACATTGATCCTCCTTCTTGCATATCATCTGATCATGCTGCACGGACCGGGCGGGCACGAGATCGACGTCAACCCGCATGAAGTGAGTTCGCTCAGAGATCCAAGTGTTGTCTATGAAGGGCATTTTGCAAAAGGAACAAAGTGTTTAGTTTTTATGGCGAACGGAAAAGTCTTGGCAATTTCCGAGGAGTGCGAAGAAGCCAAGAAGATGATCGAGGAGGCGCAATGATGAAGCGATGGAAATTATTGCTGTGTTGGCTGACGGGACATTTGCCAGATGGTCGAGAGGATGTTCTGAACCATTGCCCGCGATGCGATCAATGGAAGCTCTCAGTTGACCCTGTGGAACCCGGGAAGTAGGATGCCGGCTTGGCGCATGGTCCTTGCTGCCTAGAGCAAGCGTGCGGCGCCTGGGCGGCGAGCGTTGGTGATGCTCCGCTCGCCGCCTTCTCCAAAGGGGAAAGATCGCTCTCATGCATCAGAAAACAAATGACAACGGTAATGGCCGCAAGATGACGCCGATCGAGATCATCAAGGCGGGGCATGACGCCACCAGGCGCAAGATCCTGAGCGGCGACGAGGACGAGATCCCCTGGCGCGGTGACATCCTCCCGCAACAAGTCGGGCTTACGCCTGTGTGGGCTGACAGGGAGGGCAAGCTCTGGATCATGGTAACCACCGAGAATGGGCAGATACTGAAACGGATGTGGCACATCACATGAAAACGCCATCGAGGCACATGACATGAAAACGCCATCGCACATGCGTAACCTGACAAGGGCGAGCGCGAAGCATCTTCTCTCCATGGGGCATATCACCCAAGCTCATCACGACAAGATCATGGCGGCTTCCGGCGCTGGCGTGCCGGGCATTCCGAAGCTACCGACGCTGCCGAAGTCTCCCTTCGGCGCTCTCGCGAAGAGACCGGCTGCGCCTCCACCTGTCCCCGGCGCGCCGGCCTCACTGCCGGGCATTGGCGGCACACCCGCTGTTCCTGGCGTAACCAATGGGATGGGAAACATCCTTCCGCCAGGGTTCATGGCGGACGACAGCTAAGAGGAGGTAACAAATGTCGCGAGGCTCGCTTGCTTACATCATGCTGCTCGATGACAGACCGGTCGACCCAGGCTATGGCGTACCGACGCCGCCGGACGTGATCTGGGGTGGCAGGCCGCCTCCTACGGTGATGCCGCCGATCTATTATCCGCCAAGCGTTCCGCCGGGCACGCCGGGCTTCCCGGCGCATCCTATTGCTCCGCCTCCGCCGGGCGTCTGGCCACCGGACGCGTCCGTTACGCCGCCGATCTATTACCCGCCGGTCTTTCCCGCGCATCCGATCGTGCCGCCGCCAGTAGATCCTGGCTATGGTGTTCCTGCGCCGCCAGTCGTCTGGCCATCACCGCCGCCGCACCCGGCGCATCCGATCGTGCTTCCGGAGCCGCCGACGCCGCCAGAGAAGCCGCCGATCTGTCCGCCGGGCGGGGCCCTCGGCGAAGGCTGGCAATGGTACTGGACCGAGCGCTTTGGCTTCATCCTGGTCTGGTATCCGCCGGAAGGAGGCGGCAAGCCGCAGCCCCCTTTGAGCGGAAGTGTGGGTGGGGGTGGTGGCGGATCTTGGTCCGGAAGTGGCAGCGGCTCCAGCGGTGGCCCAACGCCACAGCCGACGACCCGTAGATAGGAGAGTGCCTTGCCATTGGTTTCATTAGCCCAGAACCGTTGGGCGAGATGGGCCGCAGAAAATGCTCCCGAGAAGACAGCAAAGGTCGCTCGGGAGTTCATTGCGGCGAGCCCGCATGGCCCTGGCGCCTACAAGCATCTGCCGGCACGGGTCCACAAAGGCAAGCCGGTCGGCAAGCGTAGGTTCGGTTCAATAGGAGCGAGGAGAGAAAAATGACGGGAGGAAGTATTGGTGCCGCACGTGTTCGAGAAAGCTTTAACCCATCGAAGGACAATATGGTCGATAAGATCAAACGCTATACCGCGGACTTGATCGATCTCTGCGAGGAGATGAAGCACCTCGATCCCAGGCTGGCAGCGCTGGCTCAGACAGCGTATGAAGAGGCGGCGATGTGGGCAGTTAAGGCGGCTACAACGGAAAAGAAATGAGCTTCAACGTCCGCATATTCGGCTATAACGGCCTGCTCCAGATGCATGTGTCAGTGGCGCATCGCTTCGACAGCAATGCCGTTTTCATGGCTGAGGAGCCCCCGGTGTGGAGCGCACTGGGGGTATCCAATGGTGCGACCCCGGTCTCGTTAGTCTTTCCCGGTCCGGGGTCAGACACCACCAGGGTACTCGGGATCGAGGTGCCCGACCTCTGCCAGATCAGGTACGAGATCCAACTACTCGGTCCGACCGCCAGCAATGCCAGGACGGCCGGAAACTTATCGCGTCGCATGAGCGGCTTCGACTACATCGCCTGGACGCCGGGGGCAACGTTCTCATTCGTTGATGCCGCCAGCTTCCCGTGAGGCTGCTGTATGAACGAGCCAATTTCCATTCTCAAAGGTACAGACGCCTATAAGGATCTGCGTTATCGGTTCTCCGATCGCGACCGGCGAATGAACAGCCTGTATTCGGTATTGAACGAACAGGGCGTGATCGTGCCCTATCGGCGCCGCGCCGCGCAAGCCAAGTATGCGAAAGATCAATGGCTGTTGGATATTATCGTAAAGGCGCGGCAACTCGGGTTCTCGACAGAGATCGCGATCGACATCGCTGATCATTGCCTGTGGCGCAAGAATTACACAGCCGGCATCATCGACTACACGCTCGATGACGCCAAGCTCAAGCTGCAGAAGATCCGCACAGCCTACATGGGGACGCCGCCTTCGGTCCGCGAAACGGTCCGGCTGGTCAAGGACAATGAGGAGGAGTTGAAATGGAGCAACGGGTCGACGTGTTATGTCGGAACGAGCCACAGAGGTGGGACGCTTCAGTATTTGCACATATCGGAATTTGGAAAGATCGCGACGGACAAACCGGATATTGCAAGGGAGATCAAGACCGGCGCCCTGAACACGATCGCCCCAGGCCAAAAGGTCAAGATCGAAAGCACCGCGCACGGCACCAGCGGGCAATTCTATGACATGGTGCGGGTGGCTGAGACCAAGATGCGCTCGGACCGCTCGCTATCCCAGCTGGACTTCAAGCTGCACTTCTTCGCGTGGCACATGGACCCGAAATATGTGGTCCAGCATAACCTCGCTATCGTTAGCTCGGAGATGCGGGAATATTTCGACATTCTGCTGCACAAGCACGGCATCAGCCTGACGCCTGACCAGAAGGCGTGGTACGTGCTGAAATATCAGACGCTCGGACGCGATGACATGCACTCCGAGTTTCCGAGCATGATGGAAGAGACCTTCTACAACAGCATGGAGGGGACATGGTTCAAGAGAGAGATGCAGAAGGCCCGGGAAGAGCACCGGATCGGGCTTCCGATCCCGCACGATCCCAACTATCTGGTCAACACGTTCTGGGACATCGGCCTGGAGACCAAGAACAACATGAACGCGATCTGGTTTCACCAGACCGATGGGACGCGGCACAGGATCATCGACTATTACGAGAACGTAGGAGAGGGCGTCCAACACTACGCGACGAAAGTGCACGAGATAGCCTCCCGTCGCAATTTCACGCTAGGGAAACATTACGGGCCGCACGACGTAGCCCACCGCAGCTGGGCCAACGACGCCAAGACACGGAAGGAGATCGCATCGGATCTGGGGATCGAGTTCGAAGTGGTCCCGAGGGTCCTTGACAAGGAAGACGCGATCGAGGCGCTGCGCAAGATGCTGTCGCTGACATGGATCGACAGTGAGCATTGTGAGCGGCTAGTGGAATGCCTCGACAATTATCGCAAAACGTGGAGCAAGCAGCTGGCGCAGTGGACATCGGTCCCGCTGCACAACTGGGCCAGTAATGCTGCCGATGCTGGGATGACCGGCGCAGTCGGCCTCAAGCCGGATGGGATCTGGCTGGCGGACGGCAGCCGGACCAAAGAGCGCAACAAAGTAAGAGGATCACAATGGGCGCGATAGTAGATCGTCAATTAGCGATGCATTACTTTGAGGAGTATCATTGGCAACAGCTGCTGCGCGCGCGGGAAGAACTGATGTTTGGGACTGGACGGAAGTACTGGCGGATCGCGCTCTGGCAGCCATTGAATATAACGCCGCCGGATGACATCCAGGTTCTGTCTACCGATCACTGCATAACTATCAAGGTCAAGCTTGACGATCGCGATCGACTGATGCCGGCCGATGAAGCCAGTGAACAAGCAGTCGATGAATGGGAGAAAAAACTGTGACGCTAGGCGATGTGCGTTCAGCGAAGACCCATTTGGCGGCCGATGAGCTTTGCCAAAGGGGCAACGAAGAACTGGTGTTCTGCAGAGTGTGCGGCACCTATCTGCACTGTAAGCCGGACGAGGAAGGTCCGTGGCTAAAGCGAGACGAGGAAGGTCCGTGGCTAAAGCGAGACGAGGAAGGTCCGTGGCTAAAACGATCGGGAGAGGCCAATGCCGTTAGCGGGGATCAGGAAAGTACGACAGCAATTCGCGGATCAGCTTCCAGCTGGGTACAGCTTAAAGGATGGGTGGATGGACTACCGATCTGGGGCTGACAACGAGGGCCAGTGGCAGGTTTTGACATTCCGTGTTATTGATCCTGGCGGCAAGGAGCACGAGGTCAAGATCGAGGCTCCCATGCGTGAGGATATCAACGAACTGGCGATCGCCGCGGCTAATAATTTCCTGAAGGAGGTCCCGCAAACAGGGCCAGTTAAGGGAGAACCGCAACATGAGCCATCTCATGGAGTCGACACGCCGGATGGCGGAAAACGATCCTAATATTCAAAAGATCAAGCGTGTGCCGGTCGGGAACCATGTGCTCTATCACGGCCGCAATGGCGCAATGCGGCAAGGCCGGACCGAGTTTCCCGCGATCGTGCTCAAGCAGCACGAGGACGATGGTTCGCTCGATCTGATCATCGACTATGAGGCTGAAGATCGCATCTGGGAGCAGCGGGTCAGAGAATGGAGCGAAACCCAGCCTAACCATTGCTGGGAGGAGGTCGAACAGATCGGCAGTGATGCGATACATGAGGCCATTGATGCCATGGATGCATCGCTTGGGAAGCTCATGCAGCAGCACAAAGCGATCATGGATCTGCTTGGAGAACTCACAGGGCAGATGTACGGGGAATATGAGGCGCCACCGAAGTCGATGATCGAATATCTCGATGACTTCGACAAGCGGCTTAAAGCATTGGAGTTCGGAACATAGCGGGATGAGACGACATGGCACGGAACGCGGCGGCGGCGGTGCTGGACGATGTTGACTATCAAGATATTACACCGGGCGCAGAGAATGATGGGCTCTCCGACCAGAGTGAAAGCGATCGCCGCGCGCTGATCCCGTTATCGAAGAAAACACCGCAGCAGCAATTCCGCATCCTCAAAGCCAACATCATCTCTGATCTCGAATATTCCCTGAAGTGGCGCAAGCAGGCCACCGACGATCTCGGCTTTATTTCCGGGGATCAGCTGTCAGACGAGGACAAGCAGCTATTAGACGAGCAGGGGCGCCCGCACATCGTCTTTAACCGCATCGAGACCATCCTGCGCGCCATTGCCGGCATGGAGATCAACGGCCGGCATGAGATCAACTTCATTCCCCGCAACAATGACGACACTGCCAAGAACGAGCTTCTCACCGCGACCTCGAAATGGATGGGCGACGGCTGCGATGCGGAGGACGAGCAGTCCGAGTGCTTTCAACAAGCGATGGGCACTGGCCTGGGCGTCTCCGAGGCGCGCTACAGCTATGAGAATGAGGCAGAGGGGCAGTATATCGAGGAACAGATCGACAGCCGGGAGTTCGTCTGGGACCGCACCTCACGCAAGAAGAACCTGCGCGACAGCCGCCGCATGGGGCGCCTGCGCCGGATGCCGCTGATCGATGGGCTGCAGATGTTCCCAGGCAAGAGCCGGCTGCAGATCGATGCGCAGTGGGCGAACCAAAATTACCTTGACGAAGCTACTCTCAAGAGCATCGAGGAGAAGCGCATCCGTGATGAAAACACCGCGCTGTGGGAGGACTATGACGACCGCAACGAGGTGACGATCGTGGTGGTGCAGTGGAAAGAGAAGGAGGCCTATTATCGCGTTGCCGACGCCGCGACCAACACTGTGCAGGAGTATGACGAAGATCAGTATGCCAAGATCTCCGCCAGGATGAAGCAGATCGGCAAGAAGGTCGGAGCGAATATCGCTATTCACGCGCGCAAGGCCTATCGCTGGCGCTACTATCAGGCCTTCCTCGGCTCCGAGTCCCTGCTCGACAAGGTGCAGCCGGCGCCATGTGGCCAGCAATTCTCCTGGGGCGTCATCACCGGAGCCTTCGACGCCAAGAAGCGGCAATGGTACGGGCTCGTGCGCGTGATGCGTGATCCGCAGCTGTGGGCCAATAAGTTCATGAGCCAGATCATGCAGATCATGAATAGCACGGCAAAGGGCGGCATCCTTGCCGAGGCTGATGCGTTTGATGATCAACGGCAGGCGGAAGAGACCTATGCGATGCCGGAGGGCATCACGTGGATGGCGCCGGGGGCCCTATCAGGCAACAAGCCCAAAGTCATCCCCAAGCCCGGTCAAGGCGACGCCTCCGCTTATGTCAATTTGCTGACCTACGCGATCCAGTCGATCACCGCGGTAACCGGCATTAACCTCGAACTGCTCGGGCAGGCGGACAAAGATCAGCCGGGCATCATCGAGCACATGCGCAAGCAAGCCGGTATGACTGTGCTGGCTACCATGTTCGACTCGTTGCGTGGCTTTCTCAAGATCATCGGCCGCAAGCGGCTATGGTTCATCCAGACGCGTATTCCAGAGGGCACCATGATCCGCGTCGCGGGCCAGGAGTACACGCAGGTGGTATCCATCAGCAAGGATAAGACCACCGGCACCTTCGATGTTGTGGTCGACGATGCGCCGACTTCACCCAATATGAAGGAGGCGAACTGGGCCGTGATGCAGCCGATGCTAGCGGCCTTCAAAGATCAGTTCCTGGCAGATCCCGAGCTATTTATCCTGGCGCTGGAGTACTCGCCGCTGCCGTCTGCGTTCGTCACTGCGCTGAAGAAGACGATGTTGAAGAAGCAGGTGCAAGATCCTGCGCAGGCTCAGTGGCAGGAGACGATGAAGCAGCTGGCGATCTCCAAGCTCACTGCGGAGATCAATAAGGACCAGTCCACCGCGGAGATGCAGAACGCGAAAGCCGGCGCTACCACATCCACTGCGACCTACGATCTGGCAATGGCTCAGAACCTGCTGGCGAAGAACGATGTCGCTGGGTTCGAGCACCACATCTCGAATATGGGCGCGTCCGCAAAGGCGGAGCTAGACCGGGCCAAGGCGCATCAGACGCTGGTCGAGGCGCACAATGCGCTGCAGCAGGGCAACATCGATCAAGAGCAGCACACGAGCAACATGCTCAACGATGCGACCGACCGCGCGGTGGCTCGGCATGGCGCCGCGGTCGAGACCCATGGCACCATGATCGACCGGCACAAGGCGGAGACCGACCGGCACAAGGCGCTGACCGACCGCATCACCGCGCATCTCACCGCGCAGCAGCAGAAGCTCGACGCGCAGAAGATGCAGATGGATCAGGAAAACCAGCAGGCGCAGCTGGCTATGCAAGGTCAGAAGCAGACCGGCGATCAGCAGCTGCAGGGGCGCAAGATCTTTGGGGATCATCGGCTCGCAGCCGGCAAGCTGGCGCTTGACGCTATGGACAGGGGCGGGCAACAGGGGCTGCAAGGCGCCCAGATGCAGCAAGACCAGCGCAAGACCGAGGGCGAGCAGCGGCTCAAGTCGCAAGAACTGCGGCAGACGGACGAGCACAACAGGCGCACCAGTGATATCGCTGGATATCAGGCTGTGACGGGGGCCCAGCAAAAGGCGCGGGACTCGGAGCGAGAATGATCACGGCGCGGCACGCCATGCTTCGGCAGGCGCAAGAGTATTTCCACATGCTGCTGCTCGGCACCGTCAAATGGGACGATGTCGTGGTCGATAAGCCGATCCCTATCCCTGCAGTGAGGGGGAACCGAGAACAAGGCAAGGTCCGCGACCTCGTGGTGGCCACTTTCCACGGGTTCCGGCTGGAGATGATGAGCCCGTTCGAGGACGAGCACTGGCCCCTCGGGAAGGTCAAGGTCACGAGAGGGGCTCATTCAGTCCATGGCCCCCTCGACGCCTTGACGTGGCTGGAAGTGGCAAATTTCATCATCGAACAGAAGAAAAAGATGGGAGAGGACAATGGCGCCTCGGACAGCAGCAGCACCACAGACCATTCAGCCGGAGAACATTGGGGACGTTGAGGAGGGGTATACCACGGAAGCAGAGGGTGGAGTCGACGAGCTAGGCTTGACGCCGGAGGATCGCGCGGTCTTTGACGGCATGCGCGACGCCGACAGAAGCCTTCCCCAGGAGCCTGAGGAGGGCGAGGGAGAGGGTGAGGCGGCGCCCGGTACTGGAGAGCCCAGGCCTGTTCTGGACGCACCACCGGCCCCGGGACCGGGCAAGAAACAGGCTCCGCCAGCAGAAGAGGAGACGGACGAGCCCGACCAGATCACGCGTGACCCGCGGACCGGGCGGGAACAAAAGTCCATCAGCTTTGGCAAGCACCAAAGACTGATGAACAGGCTCAAGGCGGACGGTGAGGCGTTCCGCAGCCAATTGGAGGAGGGCCGGATAAACCAAGCCAAATTGGCTGAGAGACTGGCGATCCTAAACGATGCGCTGATGGCGCCTCCTCCGCCCCGGCAGCTGACGCCCCAGGAACAGGAGTATGAGCGCCGGCAGCAGATGCTGCAGAACCCGATGCTGGAGGACACGATCGACCCCTCGATCGATCTGGCTGGCTCGCTGGCACAGATGCAGCGCCGGCAGATCTTCATGGCCAACACCAGCATGCAGCAACAGGAGGACACGCAGGAGCAGCTGAGCTATCAGGCCATGGTGCGGGAATATGGCAATGACGCTGCCCGCTTTTCACAGACCGAGGAAGGCCGGCATTTCTGGGGCGACGAAGGGGCCTATCAATTCTTGAAAAACTCGAGGCTCGTGGAATTGAGTTTCGCTCTGTACGACAAGGACCCGCTCGATCCAAACGTGCAGTTCACGCAGCAGGAGATCGATAGGATCGTGGCTGAATTCAACGCCGAAGAGAGGCAGCTGGTCGGCGATGCCCTGCAGAACAGCAGGAGCCCAACGCGCACGATCATGCGCTATGCCAGGGCGCGCGGCTGGCGTCCACCACAGCCGCAGCAGGCCGCCCCCCCAATTAGGCAGCCGGCGACGTCCAGATCGGGGGGGCGATCGCCATTGGCGCAGCCGCAGGCCGGCGCCACGTCTCGCAATGCTATCGCCCAGATCGAGGCAGAGCGGGCCGGCGCCGCGGCGTCGCGCTCCCTGTCGGATGGCGGCGGCAGCCCCCCTGGCGAACCGCTCTCGATCGAGCAGCTATTGCAAATGGACGATGAAACTTTCGGCGCTTATGTCGATAATTTGCCGACGCAACGTTTGCAAAGTATTATGGGAAGGGAATTTCCCACGAGGCATTGATGACAGACGAAGAAAAACGGCAGAGGAAATTAGTTTATCAACGTCGTTATCGAGAAAGCCAAAAGGGCAAGGATCGATATAAGCAGTACAGAGAAAGACGTATTGCTTCAAAGCGTCGTTCCTACGCAAAAAACAAGCTCGATCTTGAGTGGAAGGCCAGACATCAGGCTCATTGTCGAAAAGCTACTCGCAAATATCGGTTAGCTAACCTTGAAAAATGTCGGACAGCAAGCAACCGCAGTAACTCTGCTAAATATCACCGCATGAAGTCCGATAGCGAGTGGATGGACAAGACGAGGGCCATCAAATTGAAAAGCTGGTATCGTTGTCGCGAACGGCAAAAACAGAGGTCGCTTGAAATGTGGATGAGACTGGCGAGGCTGGAAGTAGGGGCAAATGATGCGGCCAAATAGGCCGATAATTTGGCAAATAGGCCGCTAATTTTAGGAGCTTAAGAAATGAAAGCATTTTTTCTGGTTATTGGCCTATTTCTTTTGGCCTCTCCTGCTGCTGCTCAGTGTGGCTGTTATGGCTGGGGCGTTGGAGGATGGAATAGCTCGACATGGGGCGGTCCTGGCGCATTGCCAGTGACGCCGGACTATGGCGGCTATTACGGCGGTCCTGTGGTGATCGATCCATTCCCTTCGATCTCGGCCTACGGCTATCGCAACAACTATTATGAAAGCGATGATGAGACCTATGGCTACCGGCCGCCGTTAGAGACCTACGGTTATCGGCCGCCGCTCATCCGCCGTTTCGGCGGGCACCGCTATCAATGGGTAAGGATTAAGTAACTAATGGGTGGTTCCAGTGGCGGCTTGCACTTCCCGCATTGGTGACGCTGGTGCACTTGACGGCGGAACCTAATGGTCCTAAAAATACCACACCTTGGAACTTCCGGGTTCGGATAAAGTTTCCGGACAAAAATTCCGGCAAGGTTAGCAGCTCACCCCAAGTACATCCCGAGCAGCTGCCGAGATCGCACCTCGTTAAACGCGGCAAGGTTCGCAGCTCAACCTACACTTCGAAAGCTGCCGAGACTACCGCCTCGTTAAGCGCGACGTATCGCCCTAATAGCAGGAAGGGCGCATAAACAAGTCACTGCACCCTCACGCATATCGCAAAATGTGCCACGGGCCCCGTATGGGCCCTGGCGCGACCGCAGGGGTGCCACATGGCCACTACCTCATTCCCCGTCAACGATGCGATGGCCGTGAAATTGTGGTCGCGCGTCCTTGACTACGAGGCACTGAAATACACGGCTATCGCCCCGCTAATTGGCGATGACGAGAACTCCATCATCCACATGCAAGACGCGCTGTCGAAGGGCCCAGGTGACGCGATCACCTATGCGATCGTCATGCAGCTTGCACAGGCTGGTTTTTCGGAGAACCAGCTGGCGGAAGGCAACGGCGAGGCCCTGACCACCTACAGCGATCAGCTCGTGATCAATGAGCTTATGGCTGTTGCAGGCGTCAAGAGCCGGCGCACCATCGATCAACAGCGTGTCCCATGGGACCTGCGCAACACCGCGAAGAGCCGCCTCGGCGACTGGTACGCCAAACGCTATTCGGTGGCGTTCTTTAATCAAGTTTGCGGCTATTCTGTTCAAACCGACGTGCGTTATACCGGGCTGAACCCGGTCAATATCCCATCGGCAGGTCGGATCATCCGCCAGTCGAACAGAACCTCCGACGACCTCCTGGTCGCTGGCGATACCTTTACGCTCGATATGATCGACAAGGCCAAGGAAGCCGCGATCACTGCCACGCCGCTCATTCGCCCGATCCGGATCAAGGGTAATGCGCCGCGGAGCAATGGCCGCAGCGACTACATGAATACGCTTGAGGACATGTATGTCGCCTATCTGCATCCCTATCAAGTTACGGCAGTTCGCCGCAACACCTCGACCGGCCAGTTCATCGACATCCAGAAAGCGGCTTCGATGGGTCGGCAGGAGACGGGAAACCGCATCTTCAATGGTTCGCTCGGCATCTACAATTCGACCATCCTGCGCTCCGCTTATGACGTCACCGATGGTGTATCTGCGGCCGGCGCTGACGTGCCGACCGTGCGGCGGGCGATCTTCCTCGGAGGACAGGCCTGCATGATGGGGTTCGGCCGCGACAATGGTCCCAGCAAGCTCACATGGAACGAAGAATTGTTTGATCACAAGCGTCGTCTTGAGATCAGCGCGCTCACGATCCATGGCCTGAAAAAGACCCGGTACGCGCAGCCGGCAACGTAAGGAGCACAGCACATGGCCACCAACGTATTAGGCACTGCTGCTCGTCAGGACCCGCGGCAAGTCAGCAACACGCTGAAAAAGACGATCAACTGGAACGACGCCGCATCCGGCGTTGCCGTTCCGATGGCGAACTATCTGCCTCAAGGTGCGTATATCATGCTCTGCTCGGTGGAGGTCGTGACTATCTTCAACGGCACCACGCCCACAATTACGGTCGGAACCAATGCCGGCAGCTGGAACAATATCGTGGCGGCTGCCGACGTGACATGGACGGCAACTGGCGTCACAGCGGTGGTGCGTGGTCTTGGTAGATCATTGACCGCGGCTGGTGATGTATTGCCGATGGTCACATGGAACGCGACCGGCGCTCCGAGTGCAGGACAAGCCATCGTCGTCATCGAGTTCGAGGGCGGATGGCAATCGTAACCTCCCAGCCTTGGGCCGGGCGGTCCTCCTCTTCCGCCCAGCCTCTTTTTGCGAGGGTAGAGATCATGAACCGATATCTCAAGTCCGCTCTTGCTGGCGCCGCCTTCGGGCTGGCTGCAATGCTGGTCCCGGTGATCGCGGCGAACCTTCTCGGTCGCGATACGACGAACTATCGCAACATCGGGCAAGTCGGCATTGCGGCGACCTCGACTGACAACAACGTTACTGCCACGCCGTCTGGCACCATCAATACTTCATACCAGATCACGCAGGGCTTCACTTATGTCGGCACAGTCGCGACGATCGGCGATGCGGTGAAGCTGCCATCGACGCTTTCGTTTTTCTCGCCGACGAACGTCGACGCATCGATGACGGTCTACATCACGAACCACACGGCCAACTCGATGAACGTCTTCCCGTTCTCGGCAAACGAGGGGATCAGCAACGCCGGTGTAGCGCTGGCGAACGGTGCAGCGTTGGCCGTGGCGGCGCATAACAGCGTGCAGTGCACATCATCGAGCGCGGCGGCTCGTTGGTTCTGCATCATCGGATAGCGCGGTCAGCCGCGGCTACCGCGGAGGAGGCGCTAACCATGCGAACACGTCCTGCCATCCTGCTTCTTTTGGCCCTGTCGACCATCTGCGGGCTCCTGGCTCTGTCGACCGTTTGCGAAGCTCAGACGACCCCGACATGCACGCCACCCTGCACGCAGCAGCAGCTGCTCAATGACGTGCAGACGCAATTCCCGGATCAGACTGCGGGAGGCATCACACCCGCCACGCTGCGGCAGTTTCTCAACAACAGCATTTATTCGATGTTGCCGACGTCGCCGCTCATTGCCAATGCTCCCGCCTGCTATTTCGGGACCACCGGCCTCACCAGCAACTGCACGGCTGCTATTGCCATCGCACAAGGCGGCACTGGCGCAACGACGCAGCCGGGTGCGGCGGCCAATGTCTTCCCCACGGTCACGCGGGCGGGAGACGTCGCCTACTGGAACGGATCACAGTGGATCACGCTTGCCGGCAATAACGGGACGACAGCCGTATTGCAGGAAACTGCTGCGGGCGTCCCATCATGGGCGACCAGTCTCTCGGGCATCGCATTGCCGACGCCTGTCCGAGCCGGGGATATCGTCTACTGGAATGGATCGGTCTGGGTGACGCTTGCCGGCAATATCACGACGATCGGCGTCCTGCAGGAAAGCGCCACTGGCGTTCCGTCATGGACGAGTAGTGTGACGAACCTCGCATTCCCGACCCCGACGCGGGCCGGTGACGTCGCCTACTACAACGGCACACAGTGGGTGACGATCCCTGGCAACAATACCGGGACGAACTTCCTTGCCGAAAGTTCGGCCGGCGTCCCGGCATGGAGCCAGCCAGTGGCTGTGACGTCGGTGTCATGCGGCCAAGGGCTGTCTGGCGGGACCATCACCACCACCGGCACCTGTAACGTGTCATTGACAAATGTGACGCAATCGATACCTGCGGATATTCTGCTCAATAACATCGCGAACTACTTCGATGGGCCAAGCGTGGGGCAGGGGACGACGGGCACATGGTTCGCGTCGGGGACGGTGACGTTGAATGATACGGCTGCGGCAACGTTTTACTGCAAGCTGTGGGACGGC